TAGTAATATAAATATGACCACCAATACAAAAAGCCTTACCTGGTCTTTCATAACCAGGTTTATTAGGATTATCAATACTAAGAGCGATACAATTTGGTTCAATCATTTTAAGAAAAGATGTAAATTCCATTGACTTAGAAGAAGAACTCTCTCGAGAAACATCAAAGGGAGTAAGTTCGATATCATTTTTATACCAAACATTTTCTCGTCCTTCAAGATCTTCTTTAGGAGCACTTCCAACATCACTAGTTTCCTTACTCTGTATTTGTATACGTTTCATAAATTTATATACAAAATAGCCAGAAGTAATTATAGAAGCAGCAGCGACGAAAGTTTTAGGGTGATTCAATCGTTTTTGAATATTATTTCCCATTGTAACCCAATAATCTCGAGATAAAATTCTCTTAGAATGACGAGTATAATGAGACATATAATCAAAGTTAATTGCCCAAACAAACCACATATACCAGCTATATATACACAAACCTGTATAATACATTGTATCAAGTGCTCTTTTATATTTACAATATAAAGAAACAAATGCACATGCACTAAAAATTTGTGTAAATACGCTTATATCACCAGTTTGAACATGATTACATAAGTCAGCAGGTAATTCACATTCCCTACAAAGATCAATTTCTTTCATCTTACGTAAAGAGTTGAATACTTTATTTTGGTCTTCAGCAAAACGACGAGATGCTTTACGAAACCAGTCCAAAAATTCATTCAAATTCATATTATCAGCGATTAATACAAAATCTGCAAGTGATTTACCTGAATCCAAAGGAACTGGTTTAACCAGTTCAACTTTAAAAGTCCATAGATCAGGAAAACTCGTATCACTGTTAACCAAACTGGAATCAAGAACACCTCTTTCATTGAGATATTCAGTTTTCACGGTTGGTGTGATTACAAAAGGAAATCGTCGTTGTACAGCAGATGGACATGAAAATGCATGATATGCATTTAAAGTCTTAACATTAGTTGTAGCTATAACAAATTTAGCTTTCATAGGAGTTCGACCTTTACTATCTAAACTTGCTTGATTTGGACAAAAAGGTGCAGAATTCATAATTTGAATTACTTCAGAAATAGATTTATCTTCAGTTGTATTAGGTTTGCGTGCAGCAATATCATCCAATACAATAGTATGCATTTCCGTAGAAAAACCATCCCAAAAATCAGCTTCGGGATTACGAGTATAACGATACTCTGGTTCACTACGCAGACCATGAATCTTACAAAAATATTGATATAACATCTCAGTTAAGGATGTTTTACCAATACCAGAATTACCAACAATCAAAACAGAAAAAGGACATTTTCTAGTTTGTCTTGCTGATGATTTTGTAGTAAGATCATCATAAATCATATTCATTTCATTCAACATATTTCGTACAGAATCTTGTTCAAATTTATCAAGTAAATTGGAATTCTTTTTGATGGAGGTTAATTTTTCAATAATATTATTTAAATCTCCACGAAAAGCTGACTCAGTAAAACCATGATCTTCAGGGTTAGTTAAGAGTTGACTTTGTCGTTTCAATTTTGAACATTGGTCATAAATTTCACCATATTTTCCACCACAATGGAAAATAGTATTAATGTCTTGAGTTTTATAAACTTGATAACCTCTTTCCATAATGAAAAGAATGGTATCAAGTAAAGTTACTACAAAATCTCCTTTACCAAGAAATTTCTTTTTCATAGCAGCTTCTTGTAATTTTGTAAAACCCAATGAATCAAAAGTGATTCCAACAGTATCGAATAAGGACATACTTAAACAGTACAGTAAAGTTTTATAAATCTTCTTATAGAAGACAGAATTTAAAATATTAGAACATGAATCTAATGCAAATCGTGCATTAAATAACATTTCATCGACAGATTGAACTTCTACTGTATCTTCCATTTTAAATAAAGAGGTTATGAAATTCATAATATCCTTAGTAAAAATCTCAGTACAGACAGATTTCTGCCATCGCAGTTTTACAAATACAGCTACAGCTAAAGTTGCAGTTGATTTGCTTAATTTTTCATTTTTATGTCTATTAGTTAAAATAGCATAAAAGACTAAACAATCTTCCAATAGTTTAATCAAATATTCCATATCAATTTTGGATTTAACTTTTTCAGTAAATATTTTCCAAAATAAATCATTAGATTGAACTTCATATTTTGCTCCTCGTTGCAATTTAGCAATGAGATGATTAATGAGTTCTTCTTGTTCAAAGTTTACATCAATGACATTACTGTCACCAAATAAACCAAGGTTATATTCAGTATCATATAATTCTTCCCCACGTTTTGAGGGATGAATCTTACATGGTTCAAGACCACATAAACATTTGTCATTTTGTTCGTTTTTAGCGTTGTTAAATTGCATGTTATCTCGTATTATTGTTTAGTTGTATTCCGATTTTTAAAACGGGTATTATTTCTCCCGCCGAAGGATATCTCTAGGATTCAAACCTTGAGAGGTACTAAATTTATTATTTCTTCCCGTGGACAATAGTAATGATCTATTGCGTGAACAGAGGTGGCGACGTGAGCTGAATACGTTACAGCTGAGAGGTCTACAAGAAAAAACTTTACCACTTGCGTTACCAGAGGAATACTCTGCAAAAAATAACATCAAACATTTTATGTGTTTAACAATTATATAATCATTAAAGAAATGACTCTTAAATGACACACACAATATACAATAATTTTTATTTTTGTTTATTTTTTATTTTTTATTTTTATTTTTG